CTGCCACTATGCTTATTTCTTTATATGGATTTTTTATTGCATAGTCAATCAGGATCATAAGTATTGCAATAGTCTTTCCTGCTGAACTACCACCTCTAATAATTTTAATTCTTTTGTCTAATTTTCGTAATCTTTTGACTGCCTGTGTTTGTGTAAACATTATTTAATAAAAGCTACCCAATGAGTTTTCATAGCCTTACCTGATTTGTGTCCGTATAAGGGTTTTTTGTCTGTTAGTTTTAATATTTCTTTCAAGGGTATTCGGCACTCGTTCCATTTAAAGATAAGTGTACCATTTGGTTTTAAAACTCTAAAACATTCTTTAAAACCCTTTTTTAACATAGCTCTCCATTCCCCTGTTAAATTGCCATATTGTTTAGTTATAACTGCTGTAATCTTGTCTTGTGGTATATGTGGTGGATCAAAGACTACGTGCCAAAAAGAATTATCAGGTTGTTTTATGTCAGTAAAATCTCCGACAATATCAGGATTAATTATCATTTGCTTTTTACCAGTTGGATATATATTACAATGCTTTTCTTTTCTTTTATCTAAAAATAAAGCTCTACTATCTTTTTTATCGAACCACATACCCCTAGTTCCACAACAAACATCAAGTACTTTTTTCATCAATCAATAAATAATGGTACATCTTCGTTGATGTGTATGTCTTTGGTTTCTTTTGGTCTGCCTACATAATAATTATAGTAGAGCTGAACATACTTGTAATCTTTTTTCTTCAAACCTTCTTTGAGTGCTTCGTATGCAAGTGGCTCTAGTGGCTTTAATTTTTCTATTAATTGTAGTTCTTCTGTTTTAGGTTTTCTACCTGCTCTGCCTTTTGTTGAGTGTCCTCCATTGTTTTTTCTACCATCCATAGAATTAATTTAAATTAATTAATTAATCTTTTGTATATCTATATATCGTAAAATTTAATTAATTTTTGCTGACTATTTATTTTGTGTCATTTTATCTACTTGCTTTGCAATCTTATCAACATCTTTATTTTTAAGAAAGTTTACCTTGTGTTTTATGAACTCTCTCTTTGCATCGTTGTTTAGGTCTTTGAGTTTGAGTGTGATGTCTAACAACCAATCTTGTATTCTACTGTTGTATTTTTTATGCGTTTCAAAGCTCTTTATTGAGTGTAATACTGTTGTATGATTGCCTGATCTACCTTTTTGTTTGAATAGATTGCCTATTTCTTGTAGTGTCATCTTTTCGTATTTGTATAATATAAATGATAGTAGTGATCTTGCTTCTACTACTTCTTTTTTTCTTGTATTCTGGAATACATCTACGTTTGCTTTCTTACTTATTTCTTTTGCTATCTTATCTGCTTTACTCATATTATTTATAATTTGTGCATATATATTTGAGCTGTATCTTGGATAAATCAAACCACTCTCCTCTTACATTTTGTTTCTTATACTTTTTGTGCAGTTTTGTTTCTATGTCATTATTGAATATTTTAATCAACTCGTATGTAGGTTTCTCTGATTGTAATGTTTTTTCTCTATTAAGAGGGTTTGAAGATCTACCTATTTTATAATATCCTGTATTTTTATCTTTTAGTATATATGTTTTTTTATTTATTACCTCTTCATTTTGTTTTTCTATATCTTTTTTTTCTTTTTTTGATATGACTTTAATTCTACCCTCATATAAATACTGTTTCCATTCATTTAATTCTTTTTCTAATCGATTTTGTGTACTTATTGACCTAATAAATTGGTATTTATTATAAGTGTCCTTTTTTTCTAAAATCCAAAAAAACAAATTTTGTAAATCTAAAAAATATTTTTTATTTTTTATTTCAGTTTCAATACAATCAATTAGCCATTTATAATCATTTTGTCTGTTAACTTCAAATGATATTCTGTCTGTGTATAATTGTGTAGGATAAAATTCTCCACTAAAACTTAATTCTTCTCTGTAAAACTGTATACTAACTCTTTCTTCAAAATATTGTGGTGAACTATCTCTGATGTCAATATGTATTTTGTCATAAAACCATTCTGATTCTCTAAATTTTTTAAATAAACTTTTTTTCTCTTTGTAATTTATATCAGCATCTAAAATATGTTTTTTTACTGCTTTTTTAGAATGTTTATAATATATTTTGTTATTGTTGTTTTTTCTTAAAATCTGCATTATTTCTTCAGTTGGGAAACCAAATATGTGTTTGGTTGTTTTCATAATATTCCCTCTATTATATAGTTATCTATGTCTTTTCCTTCTATAAAGAACTTTTCAAATACTTGTATTGCTTCTTTTGTTTTTCGTTCCCCTTCCAAATAAAACTCTTCACTACAATTCCATACACCTATGTCTAATGATCCTTTGTCTATAACTACAAACTTGAAGTCTAAATATGTTACATCAAAGAGCTGACAGTATATATAACATTGAACATCGTAAGAATATTTTTTTGCTGAATATGGAAAACCTTTTATGTCTGTTGTGGTCTTGATGTCTGTGATTCCATCTTTTCTTAACACATCTGCTTTACCTCTAAATGGATAACCTTGTATCGTACCTATGCCTGATGCCTCAAACTCACAGTCTGTAATGTGTTTTAATGCGTGTTCATTCTTAAAAAAAGCATCTGCTATCTTTTCTGCGTTTTCTTTTTCTACTCTTGTATATACCTCACCATATTTTTCTCTTGCTTCTTTGTATGTCTTTGTGTTCTTGGAAGATACATTTACAAATATTTGTTCGCTAAATTTTTGTGGCTCTAGGATCGCTTGATGTACCAATCTACCATCCCGCAGTGGTTGGGTTTCTGGACTTCCGTATTCTGTAACATACTTATATGTTTTAGGACTTGATAGTAATAGTTTTAGTGATGAACTGCTTAATGCTAATTTGTTTAGTTCTCCATAGTAAAACGAGTCATCTACCATTTTTTTCAGCAATTCTTTCTTGGAGTAATTTTTTCCGTCCAAAAGTTGTATCATTATTTGTTTGTTTTAATATTAATTCTGTTTCGATTCTGTTGGTGTATTTATACATCTTGTTGATGCAACTTATAAACAAACCAATCTGTTTTTTTCGTTCTGGACTTGCTTTTTCAAAAGCAGTAGCCATTGCTTGACCTATATAATTAAATGCCAATTCAAACTCTTGTTTTTCTTTTATATCCATATACTTATAAAGCAATAAGCACTCATTGATACAACAAATAGTATAAATGCAAGTTTTAATGTTTGGTATGTCCGTTCCTCTTGTCTAGGACTTCTGCCCTGATTGTATTGTTTTTTCATTTGTATGTTTTTAAGTTTGCTTTCTTTTTTTACATATCCAATCTCGTAGAAATAATTATCATTCAGATATGTTAGATACTTCTTTCTTCTTGATCTCATATCCTAGTTGTGCTAATATTACTCTGTTCTTTGTTAAAAATTCGATTACCTTTTCTTCTTGTATTTTTTTTCTACAATCATTTGTAACTTGATTTTCTATTGGAAAATGATTATTCTTTGCCATAATTTTATTTTTAAGTTAAACGGTTATGTTCGCCATGCGAACAAACCTAATTATATTCAGACTTAAAATATCCTGATACAACCCAACTACCCAAACCAAGTTTGTAGGTCTTTGAATTAGGTTTATCTCCATAAACATCGTATATAACAAAATCAGGATTATCTAAATATGAATTTAATTTTTCTTTTGTTTCGCATTTGTAGTACATAATTATAATTTTATTGACAATATACAAATAATAATTGACAATATCTAATAACTACTCTTTGTGTACGATTGATGCCATATCTTCCGTGAGTAAATAAACCTGTTTTAGTTTTTTCTTTTTAGTCCAGAATGTAGTATCAGGACAGTACAACTCTTTAACCTCTGGCATATCTAAATAGTTGATCCAATATAAATAAGTGCCTTTGGGATCAGATACAAAATAAAGTTTTACAATCTCACTATCCATCTGCATAAGTTTGTCATACTTGTATTTTTCTAATAGCTTTTCTTCATAGTATTTGTTTCTAAACTTCATTTCCATTACGCACCTGTGTCCTTTTGGTGTCGTGCCTGATGCGTCATAATGTTCAAACTTACCTTCTGACCATTTTAAATTCCAATCCTCAAACTCATTCAAGAATTTTACTACTATCTTTTCAAATCTATTTATTGTCTCTAAACCCACCTGCGTATAATTTATTTATGTCTGCTATCCATTGATTCCAAGTTCTGGGAGAACATCCACAGGGCAAATAGAAATTATGGTAAAAATATTTAGAATGTAAAGATGCAATCAGCTCTTGTTCTTGTTTGTTGATTTGACTGCTTTTAATTCCTTTGAATTTTGTCCACTTTTGATATTCTTCTTTGTTTAGTTTTTGTTCTAGTTCTTGTGATTCCATTTAACCAATTTTTTCTATCATCACATCCACAATCTTCATATCCTAATTTTGTTGCGATCCATTGTGCAATGTCTTTGCCTGTACCAAATGTAATGATGTTTATTATATATTCTAATTTATCTCCAATTCGCATATTTTTTCTTTTAATAATTTTTTTGAAATTTTATAAGAGGAGTAACATCTGTAGTATGGCAATTTCTTTAATCTTGCATATTCACTTATTGTCATTTCTCCATCATCGATTTGTTTGTATATTTCAAAATGTCTTTTTATTTTGTATAAATTACTATTAGTTTTTTGTACTTGTTCAATTATAGACAAACTTTTTTTGTATAAATTTTGATAATCTATATGTTTTGGTGCTTGTAATCTTACAGGAAAATTTGTCCTGTGTTTTTGAGTGTAATCATACAGCAAACAATATTCTCCGTTAGTGTCAATTCTAATATGTAATTTATTCCTTAACTTTTCTTTTCGCAAAAAATCAATAAAATGACCACGCAAACTCCTAAAGACATACCAATAATTATATCCTGTGCCGTAAGATATGTCAAGTCCAACACAGATTCTCTTATATATTTGTTCAATCATACAACAGAATATTTCTTCTGCAATGTCTTTCTTTGTCCCAAATGATTTTATGATGTTCAACCATTTATTTTTGTCTCTAAATATTTGTTTTATAATTGTGTTTTGTTTTTTCATATTAGTTCTTTCAGTTTTTTCTTTACGTTTCTAAAAGTATTGTATAGTGAGTAATAACTTATTTGACTTTTTCTAGATAGTTCACTTATGCTTTCTCCACCACTTACAATATCATATACCTTTGCATCGTACCAATATATTTGTTTTAGAGCTTGTTGTATCTTTCCATACACTTCATCATAGTTTACTGTACCTTCATCCTCTATTTGTATGTTTTCTAAAGTTGTGTAAGTTACTTTCATTTTTTTTCGTAACAGGTCAACATACAAACCTCTTAATATTCTAAAACAGTAATAGTAATTAATATCGCAATCTCCATAACTAAAATCTATGCCTTTTTGTGTATTTTTTATTAGCAAAAGGTATAGTTCTTGCACTATATCCTCAACCTCTGTTTCTCTCAGACCTCCAAAACTTCTTGTAATCTCCATCCACTTTTCGTGCCTATCGTATGCTATCTCTACTTGTGTCTTCAAAATGGCATTCTTAATTGTTCTATAATGTTTGGTCGGTGTATGTCTTTATCTCCCAACTTATATCCTACATTGTTCTTTATGCTTTCTAGAATTAGAGGACTATCAAAAGGTGTTGGCTTACAACCTAAATCGTGGTCTTTAATTTTCTTACAATGCAGTTCTGTATATATCCATCTTGATTCGTGTTGTGTCATTCTATGGATTGTATAAAAATCATCTGTTCTGTTACCAAAAACATTACCACCCTCTACATCAGACATCGCCAAAGGTATGGGGTGTCCTGCGTATTCGTGATTGTTATTGTATCTTTTTCTAAAACTTTCAGTAACCGAATGCATCACTAACCACAAACCTTTGTTGTATTTTTTAACAAATATTCTAAAGTCTGTCATACACTCATACAAATATTCAAAAGCATTACTAAACTTCATCATTCCTTTATTCTTTCTCAGACTGTTTATCGGATCAATAATTAAACAGTCAAAGTCATACTGTGGCATAACCACCTCACACAAAGATAGTAAATCTAAATAATCATAATTTTGTTCACAGTCTATAAATTTAAAATGATCATAGACAAACTCTGTATGTTTATCAAGTTCTTCTTTTGATAGTTTGTTTATAGGTTTCTGGGATTTGAACTCTATCAATCTTCTAATCAAAGAGTGTGGCTCGTTTTCAGAGCTGAATACTAAGAACTTTATCTTATGTTTCATCGCAAAAAGTAACATAAAATAAATAATGACAGATGTCTTTCCTACGTTTGCGTGTCCTGCAAAACAAGTAAGATTTCTTTTGAATCGTATTACACTATCTATTTCTTCAATGCCTATCTTTGGTGCTTCATTTAGTTTGCCTGTCCTTATTAGTTCAAGTTTGTCTAAATGATCTTCAAAGTTTATAAGCATTATCTAGATAGTTTTTCTAACTCGAATTTTAAGTGATTGATTGCTTTCTGTATATCGCCTTCTGGAGTTTTGTGCTTTTTGTAAGCTCTGAGTATATAGGTACAAGCAGTTCCAAGATTGTAGTTTAAATCAAAATTCTCTACTACTTCTCTTGCAGTATAACCATTTGCACCATCATAATACTCTGGAGTTTCTATTTTGGAGACTATCTTATAAGTCCCAAACTGTTCATCATAACCTTCAGAATGGTAAGGCATCTTCTCTATCTTGGTTTTGATCTGCTAGTTGTAACTCTTTTTTAAGCTCTGCTTTTTCTATTTTCCAACCTTGTATGGAGTTAAAGAATTTCTTTTGGTTGTGTTGGTTTATCCACTCCCTACCTTTTATATTGATGCCGATTGTTACACCATCATCTTTTTTGTATTTGTCTAACACTTGACATTTATCTTGGACAAATTCTATCAATACCTTTTGTGGATATTGTTCATCTGTTGATAAGACCAATTCTCTTTTCTTAAAGTTGTTTGATCCATATTCTTTTGTTGTGCCTATTTGTAATATTGTTCCTGTTAATTCCATTTTATTTGTCTATTATATTAAAGTATTTATTTGTTAATGTCTCCACTTCATCTTGAGTTATTTTACCTGCAATATATGCTTGTGATGCTTCTTTGAAAGCAACCTGTAGTAAAATACTTCTCCCTGTATCTAGTCTAGCAACTGATTGTTCTTGTTTTGTATAGTTGCTATACATAGATACTTTTTTTATGTCTTTGTATTTGTAACCATTTTTTTGTTGTATGTATTCATACTCTACCTCATCCCCTACTTTGAATTTTAGATTGTCAACAGAAGATACAGGTGCATAAACAAAACCTTCTGAATGTGCGCCTGTTGTTATTGTGTATGTATATATACCATCCCCAAAAGGTGGTTTATCTACTTTATGTATTGTTTTTATTATTGATTTACTCATCTTTTTAAATTTTTGTCTTTATATTCTTCTAATTTAATATTTTTATTTTCAATGATCCTATTTAAAATAGTCTTATCATATTCTCTTATGTTTCTTTGCAGACTTCGTAACTGTCTTAACAAAGCTCTTTTATCTTTTTGTAATTGTTTTGCTTTTTGTTTATAATCCATATTATTTATTTATGTGATAATTAAAGATTTGGTCTCTTAAAAATTCTAAATCTTCTTGTGTAAAATTGTTTGTGATGTCTTTGTTATCCTCATAAATACGATTTATAGTTACTCCATCAAAAGTCCCTGTTCCAGAAAAATGATCTAGTTCAGATGTTGTAAAGTCATACTCTATAGTAATATATCTATGTTCGTAGATTGTATCGTATATGTTGGATTCTTGATTGTATCTAACCATTCTGTTTTGTTTTTCTCAAAGATAATTAAATATTGTCAATATCCAAAAAAAAGAGGAGAAAATTAATCCTCCCCTTTAAAAACAAAACTCTTACCGAAGTTGGCAAGGATCACAAAGATAATCTTTTATTCTCAATATCAAGTTTTTTTTTGTATTTATCTATCAGCTCTTGTAGGTCTGCTATGCTATACTTGACTGTTTGTTTAGATAGATTGTATAGATGTTTAGGTAAACCTTTTTTTTTCTTTTGTAAAGCTAAAGAATATTCATACTGCCTACCATACCTATATCTGTTATCGTACCTTGATTGTGCATATACATTATCTTCGTTCCACCTAGTTGACATTTGTTTTCGTGATATAAAATGACCTGCATCTACTTCTGAATAGTGATATTTTTTACCAGATGTTATACATTTAACAAAACCTTGTTTGTTTGCATCCCTCTTTCTTATATATTCTGAAAATATTCTGTCTAGTTTATTTATAAGTGTTTTGCGTTTAGGTTTTTTCACGTTGTCAAATATATCTAAATACAAAAGAAAAAGAAAAGAAAAGGACAAAAGAAAAGAAAAAGAAAAAATCCCTCTCCAAAAAACAAAACTATATTTACCTGATCCAAGTGCCTTCCAACTTTATTAGGTTGCACAAGTTTTGCTATAAGCAAAAGCAAATATATAAAAATTTAAAAAAAGGTAGAGTAGATATAGGTTATACTTGTTTTGCATATATTCGCTTTCGCTTATCGTGAATAGTTATCTACCCTGACCTTTATATCTTTTTAAGTAATTCTTGCTTGATTTTACTTTACTGCTTTTTGTTTTTGAATGTATGCCTTTGCGTTTTCTGGTATTACTTTTGTATATATGTACACTTGTTTTTCTAGCCATTATTTGATAGATAATATAACAAGTACCCACTTATATAAGCAGATACAAAAAATAAAATAACGTGATAAATATTTATGTGGGATTCTCCACAAGTTCCTAGTAAGTGATTTAATAAATCCATAATTATTTTTTAAATATACTGGTTGCTTTTTCTGTAGTCCTACCACCAAAGTATGCGAGTACAACTGCCATCATAACTTTTTCAAATGTGTCATTCCACACCTCGTTTATGTGAAAAGGAATACTATCTACTGAATCTAATATACCTGCAAAAGAAAATATAACAATACACCACACTAGTACTAATGGTCTTACATTTTGTGTAAGCCAACTGCCTTTTGCATCAGCTTCCCACCTACTTGTGATTGCTTCTATCTCTTTATTTTGTTGTTCATAAATTAATTCTTGTAGTTTTATTTTGTCATCGTTAGAAATCTTTGCTTTGGTGATTTCTGCTATTGCTTCTTTAGGATTTGTAACACCCTGTAACACACTACCTAGTGTGGGATTAATAACTGTTGCTGCACCAAATAATAATTTACCTACTGTGGTTTCTTTGAAAGGTTTTTTAGACATTATGTAATATTTATGTATTTTACTTTGCCTTGATCTCTTACTGCTTTCAGTATGCGTTTTCTATTTTTTTCTCTATCTACATAACTAATATGCACCCAATCAGGATTATCTCCACTACCAAACTCCCAAATTAAAGTATCAAAATCTAAATTATTTTTTATGTATTCAAACATCTGTGCATTTGTTTTGTGTCCGTATATGTCATCTATGTCAATAGCTTGACCTTTACAATGTTGTGATGTCTTACTACCACCTATAGATTCGTTCAGCTCTGTGCTTCTATACATAGATGTAATTTTTATTGCACCACCTACCCACTCCCTTAATGGCTCAAAGACATTTGCTGCTAATGTTTTCATATTATTATATGCAGTACCATTTGGTGTATTGTCAATGCCTAATCTTAAGGCAGTTATGCTTTTTGTTGCTTCTTTGTCTGATATATGTTTTGAAATCATAATCTAAAATTAAGACCTACCGAGCTGTTTAGTATTTCACTATCCCAGAACTTTATATATTCTCCTTCAATAAATAGTCCAAGTGTTTTACTAATCTTCCAACCTAATATAATACCTGCTTGATAGTCTTCCCATTGTTCTTCTTCTGCATCTTTAATTAAACCAGCTTTACCAAAATTATTTCTGTGTAAGTAAGAATACTCCTCATCGCCTTTTATATAATGATGATAAGGCAGTATATAGTTTCCATAAGCGTGTAACCAAAACTTTGATCTGTAGTGATAAAAGTCAAAACCCACTATTGGTGCAACCTCTGCAAAAGGATCAAGTAAATCCCATTGTTCACGATTATACCTGTTCATCAATCCACCATAAACTCTATCTCTAAAGTCTCTATCTCCGTAAGCAACAATTTCTCCTTTTTCGTTTCTCCATATCCAATCGTAAAAACTCTCGCCTGTTTGTACGTTTGTGTATTGTGTAAATTCATCTTCATATCCGTAAAAATATCCTAAACTATACCAGGGGTTTACAGGAAAAGTAACCTCCTCGCCATTCGGATTTAAAGCCGTTACAGTTTGATTTAGCCATATTTCTATTGGATTGTATCCGTATGCTTTCTGATGTGATCTTGCTATCGCACCTGCACTTATACCAAACTTTTGTCCGATAGGTAATCTAAATCTTACCTCTGCGCTTTGGTACTGAAAGTTTACGTTTCCCTGTTTTCTTGATTCTAGTTTTACTATGTGGTATTTACCTGTATGTCTAATAAAGTATCTTGTATTGTCAAACTCCTCTGATCTTTCTCTCTCTCTTTCATAGTGAAATAAATACTCTAATCCTTTAACTGCTGCAATAGGTGCTGATAAACCAATTAGGTTTTCTGATCCATCAATATAGTTGGGTTTCAGCTCGTAGTTAAACCTTGCAATCTTTCTGATACCAATACCTATACGATAATCGAAAGGATGATAAATTGTCTGATCTATAACATCTGGTATTGCATAAAGGTCATCTGGATTTGTTCTAATAAAATAATCAGGATACTGTGTTTCGTATGCCTCACGCATATCTGCTGCTACATAAACTGTTGCATACTTAAATATACCTTCGTATGCTTTTTTAAAAAACTGTGCATTTATATTAAGTGTAAATAATAATGCTAATAATAAATATTTTTTCATAACTAAAATCTATCTTCTAAAAGTTTGTCAATTTGTTTTTGAAATTCTACCTCGTAATCTTCTGGTAGTCTTAATGTAATTCCTGCTTCTACTCTATATATCTCTTTGCCATTATTGTATAAAATAATAGTAGGCAAAAACTCTATACCTTCATCTGCAAAGTATTCTTCGTGTTTACTGTTTTCAAAGTCAAATGTATGCGTGTTGTGTTCTTTATATTCTTTTAGGCTAACATCTTCTACGAACGATGCTTTAAATAAAACAACACTAATATTATCTTTATAATATTGACTACTGACAGTTGAAACAAATAGGACAGTTAACAGGACACATATTTTAATTTTTAAGTTCATATACTCTTTCTTCTATTTTCTCAACAGTTTCTTTGATCTCCTTTACATCTTCTTGTATGTTCTCGACTTGTTGTTGAGTTAAATCTATTTGAGAACGTATGAGCTTGTCTTTAAATTCTGCTTCCTTTTCTGACACTACAGGTTTTGGTAGTTCCTTTGCTTCTGCAATATCTGACTGCATTACAAAGTACATTGATGCAAGTGATATAGCACCACCTACAATAATACCTATTGTTTTTAAATCTAATTTTACCTGTGTATTTTCATTAATTGTCTTGCTCATTTTTCTCTACTTCTTGAATAGAGCCATCTGCAAGATTGATATTTACTTTGCCATATTTATCCTCTAGCTTTTGCATTTTCTTACTAAAGTCTTTTTTGCATTGATCTATCTTTTGTATAGAATCTGCAATTTTAGCATCCGAAATAAGTTTGTTGTAGTGTGCTTTGCCCACCTCAACATAGTGTCTTGTTTCATCATTTAACAATTCTTGTATGTACTCTAATTCTGATTTTTCTAATTTCATAATATATTTTTTTACAAATATATAAATTTTACCACTCTGGTTTTAACATAACATCTACTGGTGCTTCTTTTAATGCAATCTGATCTGATAGACTTTTTTGCATTTTAGCAACATCTAGTTTTGCTTCCAACCAACCAATCACATCACTCTTTTTTAAATCTTTGTATTCAATAAAAGAATCTGCGTTGTACTCTACGTGGTCTGATCCAATCACATTTGCCTTGTGATCTCCCTTGTTTGCATTGTAAGACCAATGTATAGCGTATATAACATTGTCTTTACTATCGTGGTTAATCTTGGCATCGAAGCCATTTATAACCCAACTATAACTTATTTTACTTTTTCCCATTTTTATTTAATTTAATTTATTATCCTGCTGATATTTTTAAAGTTCCACTATCATTATACAATTGACCTGCATTTGCAGGATCAGATGTCGGTAAATTCGACATTATTACCTTTTGCGTTAATATTTTTGTTGATACTTCACTACCATCTAGTCTAAAATATTCTGTTGTTGAACCAGAACCATCATCTGACTTAAATATAATGTCTTTGTCATTTGCACCATTTTGAATCGTTAAATCTCCTGTTGTGTTTTCTAAATGTGTATCTGTTCCATCGTGAAACATAGCAAAATCTCCACTATTACCTGCTTTAAAAGCAACACCATCATTTGTTCTTATTTCTCTACTTGCAATAGTTCTTGCATCTGAGCCATCAAGTCTTAAATATTCTGTCGTTCCGCCCCCACCATTATCAGACTTAAATATAATATCCTTATCATCTGCTTGGTTTTCTATTATAAGATGACTTGTTACATTTTGCACATAAGTATCAGAGCCATCGTGGCTAATTTTAAAATCATCAGCATCACCAAAAGTTGCTTGAACATTGTCTAAAAATCTTGCTTTTCTTGAAAAGACATTAATTGCTTCTCCACCATCTAACCTAAAATAAGTTGTAATTCCGCCCGATCCATCATCGCCTCTAAATAGAATATCTTTATCATCTGCTTGTTGTTGTATTTGTAGGTCACCTGTGAAATTTTGTATAAAACTGTCTGTACCAGAATGTGTCAATCTTAAATCTGCTCCACTACTACCTATGTCTAACTGTTTACTATCTGCTAAATTTATATTTTCAGAAAATACTGTTTTTGTTCCACTACCATCTAATCTAAAATATTCAGTAGTTCCTCCGCTGCCATCGTCTGAAAAGAATGCAATATCTTTATCATTTGCAAAATTTGTAATAAATAAATCCCCTACACTAACTTCTATATGATTGCTTGTACCATTGTGAAATATTTGTAAATCCTCGCCAGTACCTAGTTTTATTCTTTTACTATCTGGTAAGGTTATATTTTCTAGTGCCTTAATAGCAGTTGTACCATCAAGTTGTAAAACATTGTTACCACCACCTGCATCAAATATTAAATCATTATAAACTATTGTTGTAACACCTGCATTATGATTAATTGATACCTCACTTGAGTCATCAGCATCTAGTAAAGTTAATGTTGCTGTATGTGTTGATGTTATTCTAGCACCTGTGTTTGTAGTCGCAAATTTTTCGCTACCATTGTGATATAGTTCTACCTCTGCATTTGCTCTTGCTATAATTGCATCTTCTGTTGCATTTGCTTTAATAAATATATCCGATCCTCTAATAAATAGACTGCCTGTGCCAACCTCATCTATGTATGAATTTGATCCATCGTGATATATTTCTAGGTCTCCTGAACTACCAAACTCTGCTTTTACATTATCCTCGTGTCTTGCAGCTTTAAAGAAAAATGTTTTTTCAACACTACCATCAATTTGTATATATCTTGTAGTACCACCACTTCCATCATCGCAATTAAATTTTATTACACCATCATCTAATTTTTGTGATATATTAAATATTCCTGTGCTATTTTCTATAAAAGAATTTGATCCATCGTGATATATTTCTAGGTCCGAAGAATTTCCTAGCAGTATCTTTTTACTATCTGCTAAACTTACATTACCTGCAAAGGTTGCATTAGCATCGTTTGCAATAGTAAGTGCATCAGTACCATCATTTAGTTCTATTATCAATGTATTTAAAGCAGAGCCACCGTTTCTGATTGTAAATTTTTTATCATCATTTGCGTTAAATAGATTTATTTCTCCATTGTTTGGCAAAGATAATAGTCCAGTTGCACTCGTACTGCCTAAAGTTAAGTTGTTTAATATAGTTGCACCTGTGCTAGTTGTTTCTAATTTTTTTACATCGTTATGGTACAATTCAACTGATCCTGCATTTGTTGCTATAATGTAATCATCAGTTCCAAAATTACCTAATCTTAGATTATTGGCTTCTATATTTAGAATACCTGTCGCATTTTCTATATGCGAATTTGATGCATCGTGCCTAATGACTAAATCATTACCAGTACCTAACCTAAGAAGTGCATCATCTATAAAGTCAATTCCACTACTTGTATTGTTGACTGATATTTTTGTTGCACCTGTTGTGTTGCCAATTGCCAAGACTTCAGCAAGTGTATCAACCGAGTCTACTGCTGCATCTACATAAGCAGTTGTAGCAATTTTTGTAGAATTATCGTTTTGACTTTGAGTTGTTGCAATTGCACCATCTGACAAAGTTACAACACCACTTGTTGCAGAAATTGTATTTGCATCAATGTTTATATTATCAACTTGTAAATCTCCTGTAACTAAAACGTTTCCTGTAACATCTAGTTCTTTGCCTGATGCAGGACTGCCACCAATACCAACACCTGCCGTAGATAAAAACATAATACTGTTGTTACCATCGCCATCAGTTATTTGTTGGGCAGTAGATGTTAAGACTGTATTAGCACTTGTCTTTAAGAGCCCTACATACGTTACTGATATTTGTGTATTTGTTAATGTTGCCATTGACTTTTAAATATGTTATTAATTTTTCAATATTTTTTTTCTTTACCTTATACTTCATAATACCCAACCATTGAAAAGAGCATCTTTATCAGGATGTATATCATCATTAGTGTTGCTTGTATATTCTGGAAACAAACTCTGATTAAAACTCATATAATCAATAAATCTTCTTGTATAGTATTCTGCTATATCTCTATGTTTTTCTACTAGGTAATCTACTTCTTCTTTGCTTACACTTTCTGCATTTTCTGAAACGTGCTTACTGATACCACCATTTTTTATTTGATATGCTGCAAAAGGCAAATAGTCCACCATTGCAAAATGGATCAGCATAGGTTGTATAAAATCATTGACTAGATTTAAATAATTACCTGCCAAACTACCTGCAATAATATCGGAACTTATTTTGTTGTATAGATCAGTACCTAAATAGTTTCTAATGTGTATTTGCTGTGCGATCTTAACAAATCCAATAAACTTATCGACATCAACATTGCCATCAATGATTGAGTTTCTTTTTAGGTCTATTGGTTTTATAAATAATGCTACTGCCATCCCTTAATTTTTAAATCCCATTTTATTCCAATATGCTGCCGTAAATCCTTTGTTGGGCATATTACGAGGTGCTATTGATACTTTCTTTGCATTTTTCTCTGGTCTAAAACCTTTCTTTATCGCACTTGTTGTACTAACCACATCACCTAAAGATTTGTTGCCTTCTTTTCTTGCATATATTCTTCTAGTCCATCTGTGATTGCATCTTGCACCACCTTTATAAAGCCATATAGAATATGTGCTTGCACCACTCTTACCGAATCCTGCATTAACAACTTTGTTATCCATTGCCTTTATATCCTCTTTACGATAAACTTTCTTTGCGTTCATCATTTTGATACAAAATTCTCTTGACCTGCCTTTTCTTGTTTTGTAAGCACCACTATATGGTGTGTACATATATCTTACTAAATAGATGACATCTTCTTGTCCTTTCTTTTTGGACTTGCCATCTTGCTTACTATCTCTGTATGGTTTTGCACTTCCCGTGTTTGCGAGTTCTGTCTTTTCGTTCAGTTCAGCAATCTTTTGGTCTAGTTCGTTTTCTGTTTCGTAATCTACCTCAAACTCATCTATTACATCGTATTTTTCTAACAACTCGTTCTCATCTTCTCCCAGATCTATCAAAGCATCTGCAACATCATTGTCTATGTATTTGTCTAAATCACTTCCTAAACTAACGCAGCAAGGCTCCTCGCTTAATTTAACGCCTGTTTCTTCCTCTTTCGTTTCTTCATCTTCTACATTGCTCAAGTCTGTAAATTCAAGTGGTTGTAGCGTCTTAAAATAAAGATTGAGTGAAATCTTGTTATATGCCAATATTTTGTCAAAACAGTCTATCAATAAATGTTGAAAAGGTCTGATAACTGTATTGTCTAGTAATATAGATGCAGTCTTTAATTCATCTGCGTTGTTACCTAGTCCTGACTGGTCTTTGATACCAATAAGCATAGGAGATACAATACGATGAGCGACCATAATTTTTCTTGTGCTTTCTTCACTCAAGAACTGATATTGTTGGTGTGCATCTGATAATTGAACAGGATCAATACTTGCTGCCGTGTCTGCATTGTCATTGAAAGCTAAAATAAATTTACCTGCATTACTACTACCAGAAAACTTTTGTGATATTCTTTGTTCAATAAGTTCTCTTTCTTCTTCGTTTGGCACACCATTGTTAAAGTTGATCAACATACTTGGAGACATACCATTCATAATATTATTCAAATGGAAATTACCTACTTCTTCTTCTAATTCTGCGTATTGTAAACCACCCTGATAATCTACAGGACTATAATAATGATACCCTGCTCTATAAGGTTTGACATACAATATTTCTATTGATTCGTTACTCTTACCAAAGGCAGGTATTCTTTTTAGTTTGCTTTGTGGTTTGTATTCTGCCCAATCGTGAAAATAATAATAAGCATTTATTTCTCCATCCTCTCCAGACTTTTCTGCTCGTAATGTCTCAACTGGAAAATGCTCTATTTGTGCGATTGTCTTTCTGTCTTTTGAATAGATGATTTGTATTGAGCATTGTCCCATTAACTTTAAATCATAGCAAAGTTTTCTAATACAATCATTATTAAATAAAGAAATCATCTTTGCATACTCCTCTGGTTTTCTATTGCTATCTGTAGCATCTAAACCTTTTCCGTAAATCATAGCAGAGATAGCATTTACAATAGCATTGTTTGTTGGACTTCCGTTGTATCTGTCAATAAGATATTTAAAGTAATTGTTATCATCGCCATACCCTATCCATTCTTTGTTTTTGTATTCAACAACTTTTGGTGTGGTGTAACTACTTAAATTTATAACTCTTAAATCGTTCATACTATTATGTAATCGTTATCGTGTGATCCTGATGTTTCATCAAATGTAAACTGTCCATTATTTATATCATAATGATTGTTGTTTGCTTGATTGATGGTCTGATCTGTGCAGAATACTTTGTCTTTATAAACAGTTGCACTACCACTTATCAAACTCATATCATAATATCTACCCTCTTTTAATACAGGGCTAAAAGTTGCAGACAATCTTTTAAAATTGCCATTGGCAGAAGCACTTACACTTGATGAAAATACTTCTTTGTTCTTACTTGTATCTCTTAACTTCAAAGTATATGATGATGCGTATGTTCTTGGTATTACATCAATATTCTGTGCAGAACTACTCGTTGTCAAAACCTTCATACTTATATATCGAAATATTAACACGATTTTGTATAGGTGAAAAAAAAACCCCACTCGGAAATAGAATAGGGCTACTGTATATTTAAAATATTTTAAAAAAAAAGGCGAGGCGCGTTATTAGGTTAATATAAAACTTCAACAATTAGTTTATAACCTCATCGTTGTTGCCGACTTCCGAATAATTTAGATATTCTCTACATTATTCCCGTTCCAACGCATTAATGAGTTTTTGAGATATGCTTTGTGTCCTAACACTTTCTCAACCTCGCTTGGCAACGCCTTTTTGTCAATGTCGTAGTTATAAAAAATCAAATAATGAATTCTACTTTTTTAAAACTTTCCGTGTCGTTACAATTTGACCACAACCGTGTAAGCGGTGGGGGGACTCTAACCCCCATTTCGTTATCCTTCGACTCAATCGTTTTTGCAAAACCTATAATTTAAATCTCACTTAAATCAGGGTTTGTATTTACCAAGTTTTACCCTTTTATTAGTATTTTAATGATCGTTGTAATTATTATTACATAGCTAATATACGAAACTTTTTAATATAATTGACATTTTTTAATAAAAATCGTAATATTTTTTGCTCTACCTCTGTAAAATATTTTAAAAAAAATTAAAAAAAAAATAAAAAAAAGACAAAAAAAAAGAGGACATAAGCCCCCTTTCTTTACTCAAAATACTAAAATTAATTTACATCAATCTGTGATCCTTGTGTTTCAGCATTATATGCTGCCGTTGCTACAAAGTCTGGTGCTTCTGTTTCTTGTGAAACAAATGTCAAAGAGTAACCATAAAGGTCTCCCATTGCTGCACCATTACTGAATGTACCTGTTGTAAGCTCACATCCGTGATCTTTACCCACTAATCTGAAATTGCCATTGTAATCCTCAACAATAATGTGAGGTCTTGATACTGCTAGTAATTTAATTTCTGCTTGAGTTTTCTCTTCTTGGAATATTAAGTTCATCACTACTGTAGTTTCGTAGAATGTCGTTCCATTCTCTCTCGATGATGTTACTGTAGTGTCCATTGTAGAATTTCCTTTTACATCGAACTTCATAAATGTTGGTGATCCACCAAAGTCTGTAATTAAATCACTTGCGATAGTCAAAGCACCTAATGTACCGAAATCTGCAAATGTAATAGACTTTAATCCACCTACCCCTGATTTACAGGGTAACTCTCTTCCTTTTGTTAATGTACAAGCCATAATTTAAAATTTTATAAAAAAAGGTAAGTAGGCATATACCCCACCTACCTTCTTTATGTTAAACAATATTAAGAATACAATACAATATCTGATCCGATGCCGTGTTGTACCCCTGCACTTCCTCTTAAAACAACTCTTACGTTTTGTGATCCATCAATGTCTGCCATATCAATCAACTTAACTTCTTGCCAGTCGTTTAATAGACCAGTTCCGAAGAATAGGTTTGAAGATTCAGCTGCAACCATTTTGTCAGCACCTAATCCTGGAGCTGTAAATAATGGAATGCCTTGAAAGTTCATTTCTGTTTTACCAACGTTATAAAGTTCTCTATAACCTAGTGCTGCTTGTGCTTGAATATAAAACTTTGCTGCACTTGTAGGAATATAAATCTTTAAATCCTCTTTGTTGTAAACTCCACTTGGAATTGCATTTACTACTTTTCCTAATTCTGCAACTATGTTTGCTGCTGTAAGTGTAGTTCCAGAAACATCAACAACATCACTATCTGCTGTCAATAGAGCAGTAAACCCATCAAATTCTCCTGCGTTAGCAGTAGCACCTGACCAAATGTTTTGCTCTACTTTTTCTGCAACTTTTGCTGCAACTTGAGCAATCAAGAAATCAGAAAACTTTCTTGGTAGATTGTCATATTGACTAAAGCCCATTGATGCACTCTCCCAATCTTGTCTGAAATCTTTTTTACAAAGTTGTAAGTTTACTTGAAACTCCTCTGGTTGTAAGATTCTTTCTGTTAATGTTACGTTTGAGGTTGGATCAAAATCACAACTAGCATCTTTTAGAATACTATCTAATGCTAATTTTTTGATAACCTCTTTGAATTTGATGTTAGGTTTAATACTAACACCACCCTGTGATAATGTAACCCCACTCAATAGAGCTGCTGCGATATATTCACCTGCGAACTCTCCTGCGTATGTGGTTGTTATACTTGTTGTAGTAGCCATATCTCTTTTATTTATTTATTTATTTATTAACTTGGATCAGTAGCTGTAATTGAACCTGCTGCGTTTCCGATTCCCCAAACATACCATTTGTTACCATCTGACCAGATGTCGATAAAATCGCCAACTGATTCTGCTGATGCTACAAAGTTAATTTGGTCTTCTCCTGAAGCCGCTACAGATGCACCATTTACTACTAAAATCCCATCTATATTATCTCCTTCTGCACTGTCAATTATATAATTTGATGTATCAAATGCGTTTGCTACAACAAATCTAAAATTAAGTCCAGATTCTACTGCTGGTAATGTTACTGTAACTCCTGCTGATGCAGCAAGTTCGTACCATTTACCGCTGTCTGCTGATGTAAGAGTAACTTGTGCTGATACTGCATCAACATCATTTTTTATTCTTACAACATCATTATTAACGTGTGTTAAAACTGCCATAATTATTTATATTTATTTATTTGTTATTTGTTCCATTACTCTATCTAATGTAGACATCCTTCTGTTTTGTGCAAACTTGAATCCTCTACTAGTCTTTTCTTGTTCAGGACTATGTTTAAGTGGCTCGGCAGCAGGTTGAGATAACTCTTCTTTAAGAGCCTCTTTTTCTTGTGCTTCGCTATTTAAAACCTCTGTAACTGCTAAAGATACTTCTTCTTGGATCTGGGATGACATTTTTTCTTTATCTTCTGGCTTCATCATTTTTTCAACCATATCTTTTAATTCATCCATTTCCTTACGAAATTCCTCTCTTGTTACGTATCTCATTTCCTCTTTGTCATCTTCTTTTTCATCTTCCTTTTCTTCTTCATCTTGGGCTTTGATTTCTTTAATCATTCCCTCTTCCTCAACAACAAGAACTCTAGCGTCTTCAAGTTCGTACTCTCCTACAGGTAGAGCAACTTTTTCATCTTCCGTTTTAATAAAAACTTCTTTGCCTGATTCGAAAACTTCCGCTTCCAAAACAGTTCCATTCTCTAATTTAAGTTCTGCTAATTGAATATCAGATAACTCAACTCCAAGAATGTTTTTCACTTGTTTTAATACTTCTGTCGCTTTCATAACTATATATCGCTTTTTAAAATTTATTTTGCATTTTTATCCTGTACGTGATACGCCATTTATACTGGCATTACTACCACCTTTTAACGCACCAATGCCCTGTGCGTGTAATTCTCCAGTACAACACTCTATTTTGTAAGTAAGACCATCTTCGCAAAGACAGGCTCTCCTACCACCTTTTGGACTTGTGTAACTTGGTAGTTTCATTTTTTCTTACTTTTTGGATGTCCTTTTGGTAATAAATCAAAATCACCTGTGTATTTAGGATTTTGTGGTCTGCCGTTCTTTACTAAATATAAAAATGCGTTCACTCTTGCAAATGCCCATTGAGAAGGATTGGACACTCGTGGACTACTGCTCACATTAAATGCTCCAAGTCCTCTTTGATACACGCTAGAAAGTTGCCCAACAGTAACGCCATATCCTAACTTTTTTTTATATCTTTTATTGAAGTCATCTGATTTTTTTTGTAAAGTTTTTCTGTCTCTTGCACTTACTTTTGCGCCTGTCTTGCCCTTTGCACTACCACCTGCACTTCCTTTACCTTTAGGGTTTGGATTTGGGGTGTCTGATTTTGGGGCTTTAGGGCTTTTAACTATTGCACCTCTTTTACCAACTTTTGCGTAACTATCTTTCTTTACACACTTATGCTTTTGATAATCTTTTCTATATCCTTTAGGACATTTGTATTTTTTGAATTGTTCTTCTGTAAGTGCGTGTTGTTTACAAGGCATATACCAAGTCATATCTTCAAACTCGTGAGTATGTATTCCATCACAACCTATATCCTTTGCTATCTTTTCAGCCATTCCCCTAGTCGAATATCCTAATCTGTCGTTTATAATAGCAAAATCATCGTTTATCTTTTCGCTGTAAAGACTTGTGTTTAGTGCGTGTTTCTCGCAGGGCATATACCAAGTTTGATCCATATACTCGTGGGTATGTATGCCATCACATCCAATATCTTTAGCAATTTTTTCTGCCATTTCTTTTGTAGCATAACCGAGCCTATCATTAATTATTGCAAAGTCATCATTGACCTTTTCACTATATAGTTCTAACTTGCCTAACTCTTTTAGTTTTTTCTCTGCATATCTTTTACCTGCAAGACCACCCCACAGTAAATATGATATTGTACCGCAGGCTTCTTTGTCCTCCGGTTTGTAATACTCTTCTGCTCTTGACAAGAAAGAATACATACGAGATACTGTTTGTTCGCTAATTGCTTTGCCCTGTGCCAGTTGTTGCGCTCTTATTTTGCCAACATCAGTTGCACATTTATTGTTTACTTTTTTGTTTAAGTCAATACCTCTCTTTGCATTGTTTTTTACTGCATCTGGATAATCACTAAAACTTTCAAATATTAATCTTTTACCTGCTTTGTATCTTTTGTCGTTTCTAATAATCCCTTTTACTTGTGATAGTAGTTCTTGTGCTTCTTCTTCTTCTATCTTTGCGAGGTCTTTTATTGTTTGATCCTTTGGTCTCTCTGCTTTGTCTGCAAAATAACCCTCTATTGAGAATCCTTTTACTTTGCCTGTTTTTACAAACTCCTCCCAGATCTGATCGTTATTTACTTTTACTGCACCAACCCAAGTACCTACAGGATATTCAAGACCATATAACGCAGTCTTGTCTTTTTTTGAATCTTCTACGATCCAACTTTCTACTAGTGAAAGACCTTTAATTGTATGTTGGTGTTCCAATGTAGAATTATTCTGGTTGCCTTTTTGTAAATATATTTGTGATGCTTTTCTTACAGTTTCTCTTGAAAAATAAATATAGTATTCCTCATCACCATTTTTTCTATAGATAGGTTTGTTAGGTACAAGTAAAGCACCTAATAATATTTTCTTTTCTTTATCTACTTCTTTGAGTGTGAGTATCTCTCCTTTGAGTGCAATAAAATCTTCTTCTATTGCAGGATTTTCTACTATACTTATTGCTTCGATACCTGTTAAATCTTCGTTGTCATCTAGGATCAATTCAACTATCTTCATAAATATATATCGTTATAATTAATCGTTTTTGTCTATCCCAATGAACTTTCTTGTATAATGTTTCTGTCCAAACTTTGAGCAGTTGATACATCCCCTGCAACTACAAATGCTTTGACTGGTTTTTGTTCTTGTTGACCTATTGCTTCTGCAAGTTGTGTTTGTGGATCAGAACCTACAATATTAAACGATGGTGCTGATGTACTTACACTAGGTGCTTGAATGTTTGCAGATATACCTGCCCCACCACCAACACTGCTCGCTACTTGTTTTGTTTTGCCTACTGCTTGTTTTACTGCTGATATAACACCAACTGCCTGTGCCGCATAAGCTAATAACAAAGGTATATTTTGTGGAAAACCAACCTTCGCAGTTTCCGCAGCACCTCTTGCAACTGCACTACCAGACTTTGCACCATCTAACACTGCATCTGTACTTGCTTTTGTTGCGTTTGCTATTGAATCTTTTATCCTTAGAATATTTTCTTTTGCAGATAATATTGTTTTTGCTACAAGGATTGCTTTTCCTAACTTACTATCTTCACCTGCTAATCTAACTGCATTGTCAAAAGTTTCGTTCTGTATTCTTCTTTTTTCTTGTTCTAGTCTTTCTTCCTCTTGATTTTCTTTTTGTTTTCGTGATAACCTTTCTTGAGTCAATCTTTCTTCGTTTGCAAGTTTTTGATCATCAAAAAATTTATTTACTTCTGCAATAGCAAGATTTTTTGAAAACTCGTTCGCCGTACTATCCTTTATTCTTTGTAATTGTTCCTCTCTCTCTATTTCTATAAGTGCTGCTTGATCTTCTAAATTTTTCTTAAAAAAACTTCTTCTTATTTTACCTATTTCTTCTTCAGCACCTATTTGATCTTGTACCTTTTGTAATAACAGTTTTTGTTCTGCTTCAAATTGTTGATTTAAAAGTTTTAGTTGCTTTTCTTCTTCATCTGTCGCTTCTTTATTAAGTTTTGCAAGTTTTATGTCAGTATCTAATATTTGTCCTCTTGTCTTATTTATTTTTTCTTGTAACTCTGATGTTTTTTCATTTTCTGATGATACAGACTTCAAAGCTTCTGCTATACCTTTTTCGGTATTTAATGCAAATTTTAACCCTGTTTTAATTTTTTCTAAAAGAGTTACTTCTTTTGCTCTTTCTGTTTCAATTTGTAATTGTGCTTCTAATTCATCTAAAAGTATCAATAGATTTGCTTTTTGTAATTCAAATTTTTCTTCTAGTAATCTATTTATATCCTCTGTTTCCTCTCCATTTAATTTTAAAAGTTCTTTTCTTTTTTGTAATAAACCGATTTCAGAATTTGTGTTTTCTACTATTTTTTCTGTTGATGATTCTAGTTTCTCTAATTCTGGATTTGTTCCTGTTATAACTGCTTTTATTTTATCAAAGTTTGCTACCAATAGACCAACTCCAACTGCAACTGCACCTATACCTGTTGCTAAAAGAGCTTTTTTCATAGTATTCAAACCTAAAACAAAACCTTTTAAACCTTTACCGACAGATATAAACAATCTACCTAGTTGTTGTACTTGAGTTGACAGTCCACCAGTAACCCTACTTAGACCTGCTGAAATCTCTCTATTTTTAAGTAATGTCTCGTTAAATTGGACTGCTTTGATTGTACCTACCTGTCTAGCTTTTGTCGCTTTTTCAATATGCCCCCTTTCAATAACTTTTTGTTTGTTAATATCAATTAAGGATTTTTTTTCTAAATCTATTTGTTCTTTTGTTCTTCTGATTTGTTCAAATAATTTTACTCCTGCATTGATTTGCTCATCTGTTTTACCATTTGTGTTCTCAAGTTGTTTTTCTAAATCTTGTAGTTTTTTCTCTAAATTTTCTACTTCAACACTTGTTTCAGCAAAATCTCTATTTAATCTTTGAATATTTACTTTTGCTTCATCTGCTCTGACTTGAACATTTATTGTTTTCTTGATTCCCATTTTATTTGTTTCTTTAATAAGTTATAACCTTCTTTTATGTTATCAGGTAGTTTATATTTACCCTGTGCAATTTTAATGTTTTCTGTTTCCCCACTTACATATTTTAATAAATCTAATATTTGGATAATCATTATGATATTGTATTTACTTTGGTTAATAATTCTAAACTACTTTTACCTGTTTGCAAGTTTGTTGTAATCTTGTTAATATAAAACTCTGTATTATTAATAACAATAGTATCAGACAATTTATAACGCAACAAGAACTTTTGTGGTAAAATAGCATTGACTTTTACCAATCTCCTGTTGTAGCTAAATACATCCCTAATATACTTGCTATAGAAATTTAAGAACAGCGTATTGTTGTCCTCAACTGTTGCTACAAAAGGATTGATCTCTGTACTGAAATTTAAAGTGTTGCCTGTCGTAAGTGTCGTAAATGTAGTTGTAACATTTGATTCATTTGATACTGTAGATGTTCTTAAAAGACTTCCAGTAACTAATGGATTGACTGTCGAAGAACTGTTTGGGCTTACCGATACTGTTTCTGTGTCAAAAGTAGATGGATTGACATATTCAAAACTTACTGCACTTGATTCTCCAGAGCTTACTGCAATAAGCACACTTTGTGTACCTACTCTAAAATTACTTGCTCTGTTATACTGAGTAATACTTAGCGGCGATCCTGTACCCCCTCCATCTTGCATCTGTATTGCCGTACCTGTTGTGTTTGCTCTAAAAAACATCAGAGGTTTATTTATCACAGGTGCTTGGTTATCATCTACAAAATATCCAAATCCTATTGTTGTTTCACTATTGTCGTTACCATCTGTAAGTTTTTCAAAAAACATTTTTTCAAATGGTAATTCTACCCTGTAATCTTGTCCTCTATTCAATCTTGGATCACGACCACTACCTGATGTTGAACTTGCTTTTACGCTTCCTAACTGTCTATTGTTTAGTTTCTCAAAAAAGAATGCACCAAACGTTTTTGGATCAGCAAACTTAAATTGTATATCGTTAAATGGGACACTAAAATTACTTTCTCCCTCACTTGTATCTACAAACTCTGTGATGTCTCTACTTGTGCCACCTGCATAAAAACTGTCTAATGTTTTTACAACAACTTTACCAAAATCATCACTGCTTGGATCATCTTCAATAAATGCAGTTAAATTAAACATTTTAAATATACCTGTCAAGAACTCTAATATGCCTATGTCTGGTATATTATCCTGAACGTTAATTGTCTCTACCAAACTATCTGGCTCTACGATACCTGCCGTGATGGTTGCAGAAAAATCTTCACTTGAATCTTCTGATTCTGATACTCTGACAAATTGTAAAGAGTAAGTAAGATTCAAACTTGTTTCTGTAGTCTCAATCAAGAATTGTATGTT